ATAATTTCGCAGCTAATACCTGCCCCTCTCAAATACGCACTGAGTAGTTCTATTGTATGCGTGAACGGTACAAAGACAAGAACTTTGTGGCTAGCTTCGTTAATAACTTCTTCGATAACTCGTAACCGATTAGAAACGTCAAATTCAACAACAGCACCAGTATCAGAGTAAACAGCACCACCGCTAATTTGAAGCAGCTTATTGAGATTAATAGCAGCATTGACAGTGCTGACTTCTTCTCCATCAGCGACCATGAGCATTTCTTTTTTGAGGAGTTTGTAGTATTTCTCCTGTTGCGCAGTAAGGGGGGCGTCCCTGTAAACATGTGTCACCTCTGGTAGGTCTAAGCAATCTTTTTTCTCAAATCTAATTGCGGGTTGTAGTGCATTAAATACAGTTTGCTGGGCATCGGGTTTAGGTAACCAGCGATATTTACTTACGTTGACCATAGTCTGGTCACGGAAAGAGCCAAAGAATCTAGGTACATTGTCGGGCACACACATCTTTGCTAAACCAAACGCATCAGTAGGACTTTGTGCTGCTGGCGTACCAGTCATCATCCATAGCCAAGTGCGTGGAGTTAAGATATGGTTAAGGGTTTTCCAACGCTGCGTAGTAACAGTTTTATATGCATTAGCTTCATCGATAATAACTAAGTCAAAATTGTTTCTTGCAATATCATCGGCTACGATTTCAACACCATCATAGTTAATGATTACAAACTGTGCATCGCTATCAATAATAGCTTTACGTTTAAGTCTATCCCCATAAGCTACGGCAACCTTACGGTGCATAACAAACTTAAATAAATCTGCTTGCCAAGCCGACTGCATAATAGATAGTGGGCAGATAATAAGTACACGACCAATACGGTTTGTTTCCATTAGATAATCTGCTGCCCATATAGCCGACGCAGTTTTTCCAGTACCTTGTTCATTAAAACAAAAAGCACGCTGGTTTAGGGTCAAGAAACTAGCAGTTTCTATTTGGTGCGCCATAGGCTTAAAAAGTCCAGGCCATTTATATTCTTTATTAATAGGCGAAGGAATGTTTTTTATCTTCAGCTTATTAAGGGTTTGTGCTTCTTCTAAACCCCAATGAACAGCAACCTTATGTATGTCGCCCTCTGTATCAATTACTTCGCTTTTAGGTATACATTCAGTTATTAGGTTCGGTCTGCGTGTAGTTATTACAATTGCTTTGTTATCGACTATTTCCATTTTTAGGTTTATTCCGCTTTACTGTATGGTCTGAGTTTCGGCTATACGATCTGTTGGCGCTGGCAGACTCGGCTCGCAAGTTACTGCGGACAGTCTTACCACCTTTGGATAAAGGAGTCTTGTGGTCGACATCCTTGCCATCCCCCTTGTGAACGACTCCAGCTTTCTCAAGCATACGGCGAGCTTTATTACGCTCGGCCCGCTTCTTCTTAACGGCTGGTGTTCCATCATACATTTCATACTCATGTTTGTAGGGTCTTGGCTTGTTCACATAGGGCATATCGGTCTCCTTCTTTGCGGAAATAGTAGACCGAACCATCGGCCAATACTATATATTTTATTCCACTTTGAGGGTCATCACCAAGCATATCCTTCAAAATACCCTCGATTTCTGTCTTATTAGGGGGGTCAAAATCAACCCAGCCAGCAAATGGAATAGGCTCCATTATTTAATCCTTTTAGCTATTTCACGGTTAATGTACCAAACTGCCTTACGTAGATCCTCAACATCATTACCTTTTTCATCGGCACGCCATACATACTTCATAGCATTACCCAAGTTAAACCCCATATGCTCAGTAATTTGAATACACTCAACCCCACTTGGGTGGCTAGTGTAATGCTTAGGGTGATTAACCATATCATGTGGCTTGGCCTTTTTCTCAGCAATGCAGTCCCTGCAATTAGAGCCTTTTGGAAATGCATAGCTGTGGATTGTGCAAATTTCTAATTCATTAGTAGCCATGATTAAACCCTTGGTAAATAACCGCTAAACACGTAAGAACCTGTGTGGGACAACTGCGCCCAAGGTGCTGCCCAAATTTTAAAGCCGGCTTCTCTTGCAATTTTGCAGAAATGATAGTCTTCCGACAATAAGCGATTACCCGATGTAGAATCAATACTAGTAGCAAAGTATTCTTTGATTACTTTTTTCTGATTGTGGTCGTCAGTAACTGCAAACATGTCGTTAATATACTCAGGTACTTTGTCAGCTAAGCCAGCAAATACTTCACGCTTAATCAACATAAAGCCTGTACCTCCATTAGCAATCTCAACTACGTCAGAAATGTTTGCGGCAATCTCTGTCTCATAATTAACCGCATTAACTACAAAAATGCCTGTATGATCTTTGAGCTTTTCGGTAGGAACGCCAGCTTTAACTGCCGCTTCTACTTGCACCCAGTTAATTTCTTTCTTAGGGTACAAACCACAAATAATATCTTTATCTGCAGCAACCATAGGAATAATATCATTGGGATTAAACCCAATATCGGCATCGATAAACATAAGATGCGTGCAGTTGCTTTCTAAAAAGTCATGCGCCAAACTATTACGAGCACGGGTAATCAAAGACTCATTCATCATGTGGGCATACTGCATACCAATACCTGCTTTACCAAACACACCAGGCATGAGTAACATACCTAATGTATAAGAACCGTTGCATAAGCCACCGTACATAGGGGTGGCAATAAATAGTGACTTATTATTTTCCATATACTTCGTTTCCTTTTAAGTAAAAATCTTCTTGATTCGGTCTTGTCATTCTGTAATTTACTGTAAACAAATCTGTGCAGCCAAAGTTAGGGTATCTACTACTAGCTTCTTTATATAAATTCTTATCGCCGTCGTAGGTCTTAACTAAATCAAACATCTTATGAGCTATCTGACTAATCACACAGTTCTTAAATAAGTAACAGTTCATATCCACAAAACTTCCGCTTGCTTCGTGATAACTAGGGATTATCCCTAGACTGTCGCACTCATCTTTGCAAATAAATGACCCGTCTTTTGCCACAATATTTCGCAAGGAATAGCACCAATCCCAGTCATTCTTTTCCAATGCCTCAACCATGCTAGTGATGTGGTTAGGTTCAAACCAGTTGTCCTCATCAAGGAACATAACGTAGTCGGCATTAGTTAGCAAAGGAATAGCAGCATTTATTCGATAGCCATTAAAGAACCCTGTATAGGGTAAACCATTAAAGCCTACTATCGGCGTGCCAGTATTCTCAGGAAGCACAATTAGCTTTTGTCTATATGGGTGTGCTTGAATCATGCTAGCTACACGCTGGGCATAGGCAATACCATCTACTACAATCCAATGCTCGGCATCCATACCAACACTGTGCATAGCTTGTGGCAACCAATCAGTTCCGATTGTTGGGGTTATCACTGCTATACGTGTCATTTCTTTTGCACCGCCAGTTGATAGTTGGAAAACACTAAATCATATTGACCTTCAAAAGCGGATAAGAAAGCATCAATGCCTTTGCCAGTAGCTTCGTGTGGATACTGGTAGTCATCAAACAACATGACGCCACCTTGTTTTAATAACCCCCACGCCATACAAGCATCAGTAAGAGCAACATCAGGAGCGTGGCTACCATCCACATAAATAAAGTCAAACGCATATTTATACCCAATCATTTCGGCTAATGCTTTATATGAAGTATCTTTAAAGGCAGATACCACTTGAGTATCTTTCTTAGCTTGTGCAATATTAGTCCAAAACCTAGTTTCAACTTCGGTAAGGTTTGGGTATGGGTCAATAGACACAATACTACCTTTGTCTGCCAAGCCATTCTCAAGCAACCAACAAGTTGAGCGCCCTTCGTAACTACCAATTTCAAGAAATAACTTTTTCTCGGCTAACTTGTTCATGCATAGTTCAAAGTTAGGTATATTGTGGCTAAACCAATCTTCTGTAAAGTTCATTTAAATTTCTTTTTGGGTATCCCATTAGCCAAGCGAAGGTCGCTTGAATGTAATTTTTTAACGTGTTCGCCTTTAATTTGCCCAGCTTTCTTAGCAATCTTGGCGGCTTTTTTCCTACCTACAAATTTATCTTCGCTAGTTATAAACCCCCGCTTAACTTTCTTATCAGGTATATGCTCTTTTGCTTCTATCTGGTCATGCGCCCATGCTTTAGAGGGAGCTTCAATAACTACCCCTGTTTTCTTTTCACGAATTGCAGGTGCTACAATCTTCTTCTTGTTTGCCATGTCAAACTCCTTTTAATATAGACGAGTCGATTACCCCGATGTTTTCTAGGCTCCGATCAGGGTAGTCATTCTTCAGCAGAACGTACTGCATACTCGCTATTCTCGCAGATCTTTTGCAGTTTGAGCGCACTTGTATCCAAGGACATTCGGGAATGTTAGTTCTCGCAAACATCTCATTCTTGGCTCTAGTGTATTCATCCCACAAATCCTGACTAATCATGTCTACTTCGCTGAGTTTGCCTTGCTTGAGCGGGTGGGTTTCCCTTTCTTTGAAGCGACGGGCTTGCTCTTTTTTGCTGACCGAGTACCAGAACTTGATAATTTTAATTCCTCCTTCGACCCAGACTTTTTCAAGGATGGGCGCTTCTTTGTAGAATTGTTCGGTTTGCTCTCTGGTACAAAAACCAAGAACGCATTCGACCCCTGCTCGGTTGTACCACGACCTGTCCCAGAACGTGATTTCGCCTGCTTTGGGGAACTCTTTGATGTGTCTTTGCCAGTACCACTCTTTGGCTTCTTGCTCGGTTGGCTTGGAAAGGGCCACGACTCTTGCTGTTCTTGGGTTGAGGTGTTCCATAAACCGTTTAATAGAACCTCCTTTTCCCGCTGCATCACGCCCTTCAAAAACGATGATATGTTGTGTATTAGTTTCTTTAACATAATTTTGCCATTTCAATAGTTCAATTTGTAATAAATACTTTTTCGCCTCGTAATCCTTGAGACTAATCAAGTTCCTAGGTGATGCTTCTGTTTGGTCTATGGTGCTCAAAATGGTGCATCCTCAAACTCAAACTTTGGTTTTACTACTGCTACTCTTTTGTAACTCCAACCACTCCGCAGAGCGACTACTGCGAGCGCTTCTTCTTTCCTCGAAACAATACGCATCAACTCGTTTTGCTCGTCGAAAAGTTGGTACAGCGTTCCACAATTCATAAGGATTTAGCCCTTCTTTTTTGTTTGGTAGTCGGCGTAAGACATCATCAATGACCTCTTCTAAAACCTTACGCATCCCTTTCTTCACGTTTCTTTCTCCGTTTAACTGCAACAATACCGACTTCTGCTTCGGGTTCAGCCTTGCGTGCTTCGAGCATAATGTCTGCTAATTCATACGCATTTGATGCTAAAACTTTATATGGCACTTCATCATTACTCCCCGATGCCATTAGCCCATTCAAAGCAAACATCGCAAAGCAATCCCTTAAATCATTCTCGTTCATTTCCAATGTCCTTTTCCATTATGTTCGCAGTCTTTTACTGGGCAGAACTTCCTGCAAGTAAAGTTAGGTTTTGCGTTCCACACATCATTGGTATGGGCTGCTTCTAATTTATTAGTTTCTTGCAACCAAGTAATCCACTTCTGTGGCGCTTCGTCTTTTGCATATTTAGCCTTAACAAACTCTTCGCACACCACAAAAGCCAAGCCAGCCTTAACTCTCTCGACTTGTGGGAAGTGCTTGAATACACACAGCGCCATAAGTTCTAACTGTTTAGTGTCGGCATACTGAGCAGACTTACCTGTCTTATAGTCAATGATGTGGGCTAAGCCGCCGTCTATGATAATCAAATCGGCAATACCTCGATACCACACATTGGCTTTATCAAAGAAGTCACATGGCTCTAAATCAGCAGTCAAACCCATCTTGTATTCACAATGCTTCTCACCTGGTATTGCTTTTAGAACATCCAATACTGGAGTAAGGAATGAATACTTCTCAGGGATAGGCACACCATCTCTGATGTGCAACTCGGCGGCTTCATGCACCAGCTTCCCATAAGTAAGATGCTCGGCTTCGGGCTCGACAATATCCTTTACTACACGCAAGCGATAGTATTTGCGAGGACACTGCTGGAATAATCCAAGCGACGAGTATGACCAAGTAAAGCTCATTCAGCCTCTTTTTCTTTTGGCTCTTCGGGCTTTTCTTTTTTACCAAAGATTTGTTCCCATTGAGCATCAAACTTTTCCATAGGTACACCTAGTGGGCGTGGTGTATCGCCTTTTCCGCCGTCTCTCATTTGTCCTCCGTAGGAATCCAGCTTTTAACTGCGCCACGCATTAAACGCAATTCGGTCTGAGCATTGAGCGTATGTTCATATGCTGACTGAAAATTGTTTCTTACTAAGGCTTCGTGTGCTAATTTCATTTCTTTCATCGCTTCTAAATACATAGGGGTATAGTCTACTTTTGCCATTCTTCTATTGCTTTCTTTTTACTACAATCACCGTAGGATTTACCTACACCAAGTTCGCAAGCCAAAGGGAGTTCTTGAGCCCACTTCGGTCTCCATTTCATACATTCATCAATATACAGCATTGCAGACTTGGTTTCATCTTCGGGAACGACAGCCATCACCGCATCGTGTACGGTTAAGGCTACCTTGTAACGCTTCGCTATACGAAGCATTTGCTCCCCAATAACACACCTTGCTAGGGCTTGGCACACATTCTCTACTACTTTCCCACCGTAGATCTTAATTCTTCCTCGTCTACTGGCGTATGAAAACTGATTGTCAGAATCTCGCTGGAGGTCGGGGTAGTTGAGGAAAAGACCACTTGGGAGTAAAAAACCTGACTCCGTAACGGTAAGTGCTTGCGCTTGATGCCCAACTTGACAAGTTTTTTTAGTTCTGAGCGCATCAAGGGCACTACCAGCTTCCTGCCAAAGTCGGGGAATGTGAGGGTATCTAGATCGATAGACTTCGATGATCCTAGCCGCCTCCGCATCTGCGATTTCCACCCCAAAAGTTTTGAGTTGTATCCCAAACTTGGTAGAACCCATGCCATACCCCGCACCGAGGATTGTCGTCTTACCCACGAACCTTTCTTGCAAGTCGATTTCTTCTTCTGCCTTACCATATATAGACGATGCCATGATTTTGTAAACATCTTCATGCCTTTCAAATGCTGTGACTAAGTCGTTTTGTTCCGCTAGCCACGCAACAATGCGAGCCTCAATTTGAGAAGAGTCTGCGTCGATAAGGGTATAACCGTCGGGTGCAATTATTGCCTCCTTAAGAAGCGATTTCCTTGGTAAGTTTTGTAGGTTTAACTTGTCATCCCCACCCCAACGACCAGTATGAGCAGCATAATAACGCAAAGGCACAGGCATCCTACCACGCTTAGAAATACTGATAAAGCGCTCGGTTCTTGTTTCTTCCAAAGTTGATTTTGTTCCGAGTCGGGCTGCAACAATAGCTTGGACTCTTTCATCGGGGTGTTCCGCAAGAGCCTTGAAGCCCTCGTCACTTTTGGCGAACGCATATGTTTCCTTTCCGTTAGCTGGGCTTATCTTCATCGGTGGTTCAACGCCCAACGATATTAGTAGTTCTGCTAATTTCGGGTTGGACATTAGGGTATCTTTATCTGCTACGCAAGCATCAAGTAATTTCTCTTTGCGGGCACGCACTTGCATCAGATGCTGTTCAAGTAGCGCCGTGTCTAAAAATAACGTTGGCTCTGAAAACATCTTGATTGTCAAACTAATTAGCTTTAACTCGGACAGGCTAAACCGTGGCAGTAGTATTTCAAAAAGAGAGTAGGTTAGCTCCACGTCATTATTACAATATCCACCATATGCGTACAAATCATTGTCGCTAAAATCCGCACGTCGTTTGCCGATCGCATTGAGTACTTCTGTCCCTTTGACTCCAAGGTTATAACGCTGAGCCAATTTAGCGAGGGAGTTGCCAGCTTCCAAACCATCTGTCGCACGAGCCATGCTAAGCGTGTCAAGCCAAGCCATTGGTTTAATACCAAACCGCCAAGACAGAATAGCAGAGTCAAACATAGCATTGTGGGCAAGAGCAAAAGAACTATCCCAGTCATAGTTAGACAAGAAATCCAATACTTCTTCGTGAGTACCGCTAAACCACTTAACTTCATCGTCATTCTCCTTTATTGATACACCAATAACTTCAAAGCGATCATCACGCACATACTCCTCGGTCGTCAGCTTTGACAAGCTAAAGTCCTGTGCATAATACGTTTCAAAGTCAAGGGTTAAAATATTCATTTCTTTTTCTTTTTAGGTATTTCTTTTTGTTCACGATGTAGAGCCATTAGTTCTGCGGATTGCTTTAGTAATAGTTCTTCCATCCTGTCAAGCATTAGTCGAGTAGCCCACAATGCACCGCTATGCGGGTCTTGTATGTCTGTTGCAATTACTTCAATTAAGTTTTTAATGTTGCCCACGTCGTAGGCATACTCTTCAATCGTGTTTGATATATCCCAAATACCCATTAGCTTTTCTCCTTTGCCAACCGTTTACGTAACTTTGCCCCAGCCTGAGCATTTTTATTTTGCTCAATAAATTGTTTAAAAATAGCAATAGTGCCTTCTTGCACCAAGAACTCTAAACCTTCTTTGTCATACCTAACCATTACGTCAGCAGACCCGTCTTTGTTTTCTTTAATTTTTACTACTCTAATTTCCATTTATAACTCCACAAAAGTAAATGCCTCGGTCGGCACGTCATAAAACAATTCACCACTTACAACTTTTACATTACGCACTTCTTTCATCGGGTGCTTGAGGATTTCTTTTGACTCAATCCAGTAAGCGTGTTGCATATCGTGCGTGAGCGCAAAGAATAGCGCATTACCAGCAAAGAATTTGGTCTTTCTACTAGGCACGTGAATGGTGGGGAATGGGCAGTTAGGACTCCAGCTACGAACCTCAACCTCAACAACGCCTACACCGTTTCCGTTGTGACTCACTAGAAGGTCAACACCATATTTGTCAGGGTTCGGCATGATTTCGTAACCTAGCTTAGACAAGTAATTAGCAACCGCTTCTTTAGCAGGCGCATCATACTTATCGTGCAAGTCTTGCTCGAAAGATTTAGTCCAGCTCATAGGTAGTTAAACAACTTTCCAAAAATAGTAGTCGGCTTTTTGTTTACTAGTGCGTCTCTATCTTTGACTTTTAGTGCTTCCAAATGGGCTTTCATATGCTCAACCGTTGACTCATCTAGTGTTTGATTTCCAAGAGTTATTGTCCCCGCTCCCAAATATCCCCCTAGGGTCGTGCCAGCCGAAAGCGTAGCGTTCTGTTTTACTTGGAGTAGTTGCTCCAAATTTGTCAAGGGCTTTGGGTCGACAAGTCCCTCCAAAACAATCTCGGTAAATTTCTGTTGCATTATGCTATCGAAGCCTGCGTTTAGCGCATCTCGGTCTTCGGGGCTTAAGTGGTGTTTAAAGCGTTGTATAAGAGCATCCCACTTAGCGCCTCTCCCGATGGTGTAGGGGTCGTCTGTATA